CAAAGAATCTGGAAATTGTAATGTTTGTATTGTATGAAATCCTTTATCATCACACATTGTAGCGTATACCGAATGTCTTTCTCCTACTCCGTCAATTGATAAACCTATTGCTTTATCAAATGGTGATGTATAGTAAGATAGTGCCAAATGTGAATGATGGTGTAATGAATATAAAATTTCTCCATCATATCCAATTGATTTTAATATTTCTGTTAAGTTACCTTCTGTTTCATTCCATCTCTTTAAGAATTGTCTCCATTTTATAGGATGTCTTAAACCACCCCACTTACCTATCGTTTCTCTAACTCTTTCAAATTTATGGTTTGGGTTCTCATACCAACAAACCATATCAATTTCATCAATTGTTATCTTTGTATATTCCAAACACCATTGAATTGCTTTAAACGGAAAAGAACTATCATGCTTTTCGCCGGATAGTTTCTCTTCTTCAATTGCACATATAACTTTACCATCTATTACAATTGCTGCTGCTGAATCGTGGTAAAATCCTGATAAACCTAATTGTATCATTTTTTAAAATTTATATCGTATCTAATGCCCAATGCGGGTTCAAACTTGGTAACGCGCGCATTACCATATAATACTGAATATTTTACCATATTTCTAAACTTACCATTCATTTCTAAATAGAATCGTTCTGTAATACGAACTTCTTTTGTAAATCCAACAATAAAATACCAATTTGTACTTGACTTTACATTGATATTATGGGTTAAATCAAGTAACGATTTTTCTAAATAGTAACGTAAAAATCCAACACCAAAAGAAAAATCAAACCCATATTTTAAAGGTGTTATATAATACATAGCCATACCAAATCTTTTATTTGAACTTAATATAAATCTATCGGTTTCACTATAATACTTATTCTGAAAATCATCTGGGTAAATTACTTTGTCTCTATATATATCAAGTCCAAATCCATCTTCTTTTGGTTCTCTTCTTCTTTCGTAGTAAGCATTACCATATGGAGAAACTCCTAAACTAATACTAGTCCAATGTTCATATTCTGGTGCATCATCAATATACTCTTTAACATAAGAAATAGTTTTAATTTTTTTCAATTTATATTCTTGTGCGGTAGAAACAAGCGACAATAATATCATTGATAATATTAATAATTTTTTCATAGTTTTTATTTCTAAATTTTTATATCACCTTCTCTATCAAATTCATTATAAAGTGCCATTTGTTTTTCTTTCATTTTGTTGACAACTTTTGTTATATAATGAGTAGGGTGTCCGGTCATTTCTCTAATAAGTAAATATAGTGATTTTTTATTAAAATTTTCTATATATTCTGCTCTTCTAAATAATTCTAATACGGAATCTGCTATTTGTAAATCTCTTTTCTTTGGGAAAAAGTTTTCTAAATGTTTATCCCAATATTGTAACATTCTAGCATTGAATGTTCGGTGTTCATCATTTCTTTGTTCCTCTCTAAAATTATTTTCAGTATCAAATGATTCCGGTAATCCGGACATTATATCCGTATCTTTATATCTTTTATAGTTTGCATTATTATTTAAAATAAGATAGTTTCTTGCAACAATAGTAAAGTAACTAAATGCTTTACCTTTACCATTTTTGTACATATGTATTTTTTCAACCATAAATGCAACCACTTCCGCCATTACATCTTGTGGGTCATCATCAAAATATGTAAACTTCCATTTATTATAGACAATTTCTGCTAATTTAGAAAATGCAGATGCTATTCTCTCTCTATATAACTTATCTTTAATATATTGGTCAGTTGTTATATTATATTCAATAATAGCATCTTCCGTATCTTTTGTAAAATATTGTCTATTAGGACTTCTTTTTCTGGGCATAGTTATCTTTGTTTGAATTTTTCAATAGTTTCTTTTATTTGATAAAATATAGAACCTACGTCATCATCCTTTTCAAACATTTCACGACTATCAATTTGTCGTAATGCCTCCAGTAATGCTTCGTTTTTTTGTAATTCCGATTGTATAAAATCATCGGTTTCTTCTATAACTTCTTCGTATTTTTCTAATTTAGAAAGAAGATTGAATATTGTATATAAGGTCGATATCAAACATACAATTAAAATTATTATTATTATTTTCATATTAAACTATTTCGTATCCTTCTAAAAAATATTTATTTGAATTTTTAAATTTAACTTCAATCAATTCTCCTTCTTTTGATTTCATTACAATTTTATCATTTCTACCATAGCTTTGTCTTTTTACAACCTGTGTGTTGTATACTCTATCTTTAATTGTAAATCCATCTAAATGGTCAATTTCATGCTGAACAATAACCGTCATCATTGTTTCTTTCGAAACTGATTCATTTGCTTTATCACCTTCTGGATTTATTTCAAAAGTTAATTCTCCCAAATTATCGGTATCAATCACAATTTTACAAGCTCTAATTGTTCTAATTGGTTTTGTAAGTGTAGATGGAATTGATAAACATCCCTCATAAAAAAGAAATCCTTCTTTAGATTTTTCTTTAATAACTGGGTTTAATAAGAATAATTCTTCATCACCAAATTGAATATAACACGCTCGTTTCTTAATACCAATTTGTGTTGCAGAAATACCTAATCCCGGATACTCTATCAGGGCGTCTGTTAATTGCATTCTCAAATTATCAGCTTCATCTTGTGTTATTTCTGACTTTAATACAGGAGTTTTTAGATATTCTCTAAACTCTTTCGTTATTAGTCCATTTGAACGTTTGTCTACTATTAATTTCATTTTTTATTTTTTTAATCCGTATTTTATAAATTTATACCATATTCTTTCATGAATATAATATTGAATGGGTTTATATATTAATTCTGCTATCCCAAATGCAGCTCCAACTTTAATTGAACCACTTACTAACCACATTAATAAGAACCCGATTAAGGTACTTACAATTCGATATGAGATGGTTTTTGCTATGTGTCTCTTACGCTCTACTACCATCATTCTTCATTTTTCCACTACGGATTGCAGTACCACTAATTGCGGCTACATCCGTTGGTGGTTCGTGATAGATTACATCATATCCCACACCTCTACCATAGTTCACCGATTCAATATCTGGGATGATTGATAATAATATTTTATTCCAATTATTTTGGAAAAATGGTTCATTACGAAGTTCAAACATAACTTCTTGAGCAGTTTTAGGATTGTTTTCATCTATCTGAACATCTCTAATTGCTACCCAAACATTTTTACCTTTTTCCAATTGTTGATTAATTAACCATTCGTGGCCTTTATGCCAATTTTGCCATCTTCCGATGTACATTGCGTATCTTTTCATTATATAAATTTTAATATTGCTAATTCTTTACCCTTTGCTTCAACCATAATATCAACATCTTCACCATATGTATTCGGAAGTGCATTTATATAAAGTGAGTGAGCTTGTGGTTTTTCTTTTGGGTTATTTTCGTGCAATGCTTTTGATTCGGAATAGTGCACAACTGGTGTAATTCCTTTCGGCCATGTTGATATTGCTAATTCTAATGCCGATTGTTCGGATAAATCACCTGTGCAAAATTGATGGTGATGATAATCAAAAACAATTGGAGTTTTTATAGCAGAATAAATATACATAAGGTCTTTAACTGAATACATAGACGCCTTATCATCATTTTCTATTGTAAGTCGTTTTTGCACCGATTTAGAGAGTCTTTGGAAGTTTTTGATGAATCTATCCATTGCAGCTTTTTTATCTCCGTAAACACCATTGCAATGAATATTAATTTTATTGTAGGGAGTTTTAGATAATCCCATCATATCGAATATTTTACCATGTAACTCTAAATCAGCAATAGTTTTAACTATAACCGATTCATTTGGTGAAACTAATACATTATATGGACCCGGATGTGATGTAATACGGATATTGTGAAACTTTGCGAAATCACCTGCCTTTTTTAACTCACTTTTAATCTCTTTGTAATCCTTTAATTGAGTAATATCAAAATTATCACCCCACGGGATGATAGTAGATGATAAACGAAAGAATTTAATTCCGTTTATTCTATTCCATTCTAAAATCTTAATAATATCTTTTGCATTTAGTAATGCCAACTCCGAAACATAATCCAAGCCTTTGGCATTGAATGTTTTCTTCACCATTGTACGATTAGTGGTAACTTTCTTACCCATCGTCATATTAATACATGCATATCCTATATTCATAGAATGTAATATACGAAAATAAATCTAAAATACCAAAAATTATATTTTATTTTTATATTTTAACCAAAAATTTACTGCATTTTGGTCATTTATCCATGTGTTTCTATCCGTCCAGTTAAAATCTGGTTTTGCATAGTATGGTATTAGATTTCTATTACCGGTAGACCTTTCTGCGTGGCCTTCTGGTGACCACTCATCAATCATACCATCATTATTAGTATCCCAACCATCGATTGTACCATCTCCATCCAAATCTATTGGTATTCTTACATTTTGAGGAACCTCCATTTCACCACCGTCCATTATTTCTTCCGTATCATCCCCATACACCTCATAATTTTTATAGTTTTCTTCCATCAAATCATCTAAATTATCATATAATCCCAATTTTTCGTCATTTTCTATAATTTCACCTATAAGTCTTTTTTGTTTTTGTTTTTTGGTTTCAATTAATCCGTTAAATGCGATAATTAGAGCTACTGCAAGAGGGTCAAATACAATTACAATCAAAAATATGAAGAATTTTACAACATTTTTCAATTCCATACCAAATGCATCAGCGACAAAACGAAACCCACCCACTTCTTTCTCCAAATCTATATTAGTAGTTTTAATTTCGTTGATTTTTTCGTTTTCTTTTGCGTTTTGGTCTTGCAAATCACCAATTTTTTTGTTAATTTTAGCAATTTCTTTATCTCTATTGTCTATTGAACGAATAAGACGAGAATTTACCTTACCACCATCTAAAATTTTACCTTGATTTTTATTAAACTCACTAATTTGAGTAGAAAGTTGGGTAATTTGTATTGTATTTTGGTCAATTTTAGTAGAATGTACTAATATTTCTCTATCTACCTGTTGTAATTTAAGTGATTGTGCCTGAAAAGCATTAGATAGATAACCAAAAATACCAGCGGAGGTGATTAACATTAATAATGCTACTGCGGACACTAAATACCACTTATTAAAACCTTGAATATCATCCCATTTTTGTTTGAGGTATGTAGCAGCAACTAATTTAGCAAACTCCAATGAACCGGCCATTACCATTACTGCGGTTGAGGCACCACTAAATAATACACCCAATCCAGTTACGGAGAAAAATGCTGCACATCCGGCTATAATTAGTGCAGAAAATCCGACTAAATATTTAAGCCAATTCATTTAACGATTGATTCTAGTTAATTCGGAAATACGTTCTACTATTTTTCTAGCGTCTTCCAATGTTGTATGTCCTTCCGATGGTGACATTTGCTGTGCGCCTGTAATTCCGTTTTGTAAAATCCTTAACTTTCCGTCTAAAGCTTCTAACAATCCTTGTATTTTTTCGTTGTATATCATAGTAATAAGTATTTATTTGTATAAAAAAAGGTAGAAGTGACTGAACTCCTACCTTTGTAATATACGAAAAATAACTGAATTAACCAACTTTTAAGGTTAATTTTTTTGGTTTGGACTCTTCTTTCTTTTCAAGAGTAATTGATAAAATACCATTCTTAATTTCGGCTTTTGCCTGTCTACCATCATAATTTTTACCAATAGTGATTCTTTCTTCAATATCGGAAATTAATTGATTAAATGGATTTTCTTTATCCTCTTGAGATTTTTTTGCTTTGATTTCAATTTTATCTTCATAACAATTGATTTCAATATTTTTTGGGTCATGTCCCAATACCGATAATGCCATTGTTGCAGTATCATCTTTGATATCCACTGCAAATTTGTTAGGTACATAGGTTGTTGTTTTTGCTGCACTCCAATTTTGGTTGTAATCATTTTCAAACCAATCGTTAATCAATCTGTCAAACTCATTAATAATCATAATATAAATTTTTTTTGTTAATAATACCTTATATAGTTCAAATACTATACCATATGTATTTTTTTGACAAAATGTCTTAAATTATTTAGATTTTATGTAATTTTGTCTTTCTATGATTGTGCTCATATGGTCTGCCCAATGCATGATGTACTGAATGTTTGATTTTAAATATTTAGATGTATCATATACTTTGAAATATTTTTCGTTATCTTCATCATAAAGACCATCAGTAAGTTTAATACCGAAATATTCATTTTCACTTATTACAATACCATATAAAGATAAAGTATATAAAGTTCTATCGGTGATAGCCATAAATGAATTTTTATTATTTCTTGTATAAACTTCTCCTTTATTTTTAATATGCCATTCACTATCATTAGGTGCATAATGCAGCTCATCTTTTGTGCCTAATTTACCTAAATCATGATGAAGTGCTACAAATATTAATTCTTCTTCACTAAAATCACAAATCCCACCAGATTCTTCAAAAGTTTTTTTCATTTTTAAAGCATTCTTACATACGTTAAAAATATGGTCAATATAACCACCGGTATACGCATTGTGATAATTTAAGTTACCAGATGCAGGAGATACTATTAGATTTCCACCTAATTCTGTTTCCGAATACATATGGAGTAATTTATCCAATCTTTCACCTTTAAAATATTTTTTGATAATTGCGATAAATCTATCGTAATTTGCTTTTAATTCTTGTTCTGTCTTTTGTTTCATAAT